AATCTTCAAAACTTGCGTTTCTACTTCTTTTGCAACTTACTTTAACAAGTTCTTTGTTTACTGTGTTTAGTTCTAATTGTATTTGTGTTTCTGCTTTCTTTTCTAAAAAGCTACCTAAATGTCCTGTAGGTTTATCAGTTCCAAAATTTGAGTGAATTACTGTTACAATATGACAATTTAATTCTTTTGACCAACGCATTAAATGTTGTACTACTTCGCTTGCCTGTTCTATGTTATTAACATCAGCACACAAATCTGCAATACCATCAATAATAACCAAACCAATATCTTTACTTTCTAATTTGTCATAAAGTATGTATTCAATAAAAGATACACGTTCTTTAAAACCTAATTGACGTAATGCGTATGTATGGTATTTATCATCTTTATCACCTGTCATTTGTAATGGTCTTTTAAAAACCATTGAAGCGTGAAAGTTACCTTGTTCAGTATCAAAATGAATAACGTGTTTATCTTGTCTATTACCTCTTAAATTTCCACCAAAACCTTGTAATTCGTTTTTCATATAAACTCCGCTTAAAAGCGAAATAAAGAACGTTTTTTTACTCTTTGGTGGTGCTTGTATAAAACTAAAGTTACCATAAGTTCCTATTGGAATAGGAAAAGATTTGTAACCATCTTTAGTTTCGTATTCTTTCTCACCGCAACTAATTGCAGGTATTGGATATTCTATTTCTTTTTGAGGGTCAATGTAGCAATCTTCTTCGAGTACTTCCATTAACATTCTATTGATTGTTTCTTGTTCTGTCATTTAAAATAACTTTTGTTGTGATACGTGGTTTTGTATTCTTTGTATTGCTTTATCGTAGTATTCTTTGTCAAGTTCACAAGCAGTAAGTTCAAATCCGTAATCGTGACAAGCGATAGCGATACTTCCGCTTCCTAAATGCGTGTCGAGTATTTTATCTCCTTGCTTTGCGTAATTGTCTAAAAAAAACTTATATAATTGAACAGGTTTTTGAGTAGGATGCATTCTATTCAATTCTTGGCTTCTAACTTCGTATGTTCTTGCTGTTTTATCAAATGAAGTCCAAGCCATTTCCCATCTACTTAATGTAGGCATCATTTGTTTTTTATCCCAACATATTATTCCCCTTGTATTATATAAATGTTCAATAAAGTAATTTCCACCCCATATAATTTGATTTTTTGAAACTCTAAAAAGTTCTTCAAAGTATTCTTTAGGAGGTATATCTTCATCCCATTTTTTTTCTTTAAAACTTTCTTTGTATTTTTTCATTATATCCTTTCCACCTCCATCAACTAATCTATCTCCTAATCCATAAGGTGGGTCTACAATTGCTAAATCAAAATAGTTATCAGGATAACGTGCCATCAATAACATATTATCCTCGTTTGTTATTGTTATTTTATCTGTTACTTTCATAGTTTTCCTATTTCTTGTTTAACTTCTTTCCAAAAATAAATATCGTCTTTGTAACAATATTTAATTAAATAATCAACTGCTATTAATGCACATCTTTTTTTTGCAGCTTCTAAAAAATAAGTATCGCACTCCATTAAATCATCTTCAAAACTTTCTACTAACTCTCTTGCCTTTTCTTTAGCTTCCATAATTGTTTTATTTAAAAAGGGTGGCTATTACACCACCCGATTAATTTAAAATGGTAAATCCACTTCTACTGCTGCTTGTTGTGTTGCAGGTTGTCCTTCTTTTTTAACTGCTTTAATGTTTCCATCAGTCCATACAACTGTTCCGTTTCCTAAATAGTTTTTAGCTTTTTTAGCATCACGTTCTTCTTTTGTTTGTGAATCTGTTAACGAAACGTTTTGACCCCATTGATTAGCTTCATCATTAATGTTTAAAGTACAGTTGTAAAAAACTGCCCCATCTTTACCCATAATGAATTTCTCTTTAGGAAGTTTATCCACTCTGATACTTAAGTTAATTATTGAACTCATAATATATAAATTTACTTTGCCTACCTTTTTTTTCTGTTGTCGGCTATTCAGTTTTAATATAATATGTTTATTTAAAACAATTAAGTTGCATTATAGTTCCGTTTTTAAATGTTAACTCAATCATAGGTGTTGCCCAATTACTACATTGAATACCACCTATTTTAGTTTCTTTATTTAATCTTTTTACATACTTACCATCTACCCAAACAGTATCAGCAGTCCAATACCAATCTTCTTTCATACCTAAAGTAGCTTCAATTAAACCATCTTTTTTAGCTAATTTAATAAAATCTTTAGCTTGTTTAAAATCATAATTTTTCATATTACTTTACTTTTAAAAGTTCGTCTTTTACTTTTTTGGCTAATTTATACTTTTTTTCAATAGCTTCCAAATTTCCACCATTTTTTAAATATTCAATAGCTTGTGTATATTCAGGAGTATTAACGTTTAACCATTTTTGCTCAGCTTCTGTAGTTGCTGCAGGTTTTCCGTGTGTATTAGTTGCATCAGGGTCTTGTGTGTCATCAATTAAAAGTAAATTACCTAATGCGTATTTTTTACCATAAGAAGATGCAGAACCAAATTGTTGAGGAACTTGCATTCCTTTTTGTTGTAAGTCTACTCCTACTATTGCAGTAGCGCTAATTTCATTGATTCCGTTATTATCTTGAATAGTTGCAGTTGATTCTAACAAAGGAACATCTGCGTTATTAAGAATAAACCTTTCATTAATCGTAAAAGATACTCCATATTTTTCGTTATATGGTTTTAACGCTTCTAAAATATCTTCAGCTGAACGGAAGTTATATTTTCCAAAAGAGTTAAATTTTGATTTTGCAGCTTTAAATTCTACTTGAATTTTGCTTAATTTTTCGTGTAATGTTAATTCTTTCATAATTCGTAAGTTTTTTGTTTAATAATTGTTTTGTATTCTTCAGGGCAATCTTCATCACATAATTCAAATATGTGTGTTTTAACTTCATTTAATTTTGTTTCAAGTTCGCAAATACGTTTTTGCAATGCTTCAACTTGGAATCTTTGGTAATCAATTAAATCTTTCATTTGTTTTTGTTTTTAATTATGAAGCAAATATATAATGAATTTTAATACAAAAATAAACTTTAACAAAACTTTAACAGATAAAAAACTTACGAATTATGAAACAATTAATGTTAAACGAAAAGCTATCAAAAATTCAATTAGAATTTAAAGCTAACAAATCAAAATTTAATTCTTTTGGTAAATATAATTTTCGTTCTGCTGAAGATATATTAGAAGCGTTAAAACCTTATAATGAAAAATATGGTGTATCTTTTACAATTACTGAAAAGTTAATTTGCTTTGACCCACCTGTATTAAAATCAACTGCTAAAATTATTGATAACAATGGTATTAATGAAATAAAAGCTATTGCAATAGTTGGTGTAGATTTAAATCAAAAAGGTATGCAAGTTCCTCAGCAATATGGTTCAGCTTCATCTTATGGTAAAAAATACGCTTTAGGTAACCTTTTGCTTATTGATGATACACAAGATGCTGATGCAACTAATACTCACGGAAAAGCAACTGCACCTGCTGAAGATGACCAAAAATGGTTAAACGTTAACACTCCTGAGTTCACAAAAGCGATTGAATATTTAAAAAGTGGTGGAACTATTGAGGTTATAGAAAAAAAGTATAAATTAGCAGCGAAAACAAAACAAGAATTGTTAAAAGTTAAATAATAAAAACTGAATAGCCGACAACAGAAAAAAAAGGTAGGCAAAGTAAATTTATATATTATGAGTTCAATTATCAATTTGAGCATTAGAGTTGACAAACTACCTCGTGAAAAGTTTGTAATGGGTAAAGATAACGCAGTATACTATAACTGTACATTAAACATTAACGATGAAGCTAATCAATGGGGTCAAAACGTATCGTTAACTGATTCACAAACTAAAGAAGAACGTGATGCTAAAAAAGCTAAAAACTACCTTGGCAATGGTAACGTAGTTTGGACTGATGGAAACATTAAAGCAGTTAAAAAAGAAGGACAACCTGCAACACAACAAGCAAGTTCATTGGTAGATGATAGTTTACCTTTCTAAATTAATCGGGTGGTGTAAAAGCCACCCTTTTTTAAAACAAAAAATTATGAAAAATAAAACAGCAATAGATTATATACTAAGTTATTTACCTCAAATAGATTATGGATTTGATCCTTATTATATTGAAATAGTTAAAGATGCTAAATTTATAGAAAAAGATATTAAAGAAAAATATGCTATAGATTTTGTAAAATTTTTTTGGACTTTACATACAAACGGAAAATTTGATAATTTAAAATTTGAAGAAATATTAGAAATTTACAAAGAAGGTTTATATTATGAAAATAACAGATAAAATAACAATAACAAACGAGGACAATATGCTTATGATGTCTCGTTACCCTGATAACTATTTTGATTTAGCTATTGTAGATCCACCTTATAGAGATACAAATCAACCTACTAAAGAAATGAGAAATAAAATTGGTGGTAAAATGAGTGATTTTGGTAAAAAACCGACAAAAGAATATTTTGAAGAATTATTTAGAATAAGTAAAAATCAAATAATATGGGGTGCTAATAATTTTATTGAAAATTTATATTCAACAAATTGTTTTCTTTTTTGGTATAAAAGAAATCCTATGGAAAATTATTCAGATGGTGAACTTGCGTGGACATCGTTTGATAAAGTTGCAAGGTGTATTCCAATAGACCATTATGGAAGTAATACAAGAGATAAAATAAAAACACATCCGACACAAAAACCTGTAGACTTATACAAATGGATTTTAGACAAATATGCAAAAGAAAACAATAAAATACTTGATACACATTTAGGATCAGGAAGTATAGCAATAGCTTGCCACGATTACGGATATGAGCTTACAGCTTGTGAACTTGATAAAGAGTATTACGATAAAGCAATACAAAGAATAACTAACCATACTAACCAACAAAAACTTTTCTAAATATGTTAGCAAATTTATTAGATATACAAAAAAACATTTTAGATGTTAAATATGGTAGAGTCAAAGAAGGGCTTAAGATTAATATACCAGAGTTTGACGAACACATTAGATTTAAACCTGCAAACTTTAATGTAATTATAGGACACGCAAACGTAGGAAAAACTACAGTTATTCTTTACTTAATGACTATGTACACTATAAAGCATAATATTAAGTGGTTAATCTTTTCTTCAGAGAATACTTCAACTTCAGTAGCTAGAAAAATACTAGAATTTGCTAGAAATAAAGCAATACAGCAAATGACTGATGATGAAATAGAATATGGTTTAAATTGGGTATTACAGCACTTTAAAATTATTGATGTAGATAAACTATATACTTACAAAGATTTGCTTAAAGAAGCTAAAGAAATACACAATGAATGGCACTATGATGCTTTACTTATTGATCCTTATAACTCACTTGCAAAAGATAGAGATTTAATGAAAAATGTAGGTAGCCACGAATACGATTATCAAGTATCTAGTGAAATGCGTTTATTTTGTAAAGAAAATCAAATATCTATTTGGTTAAATACACACGCTGTTACAGAAGCTTTAAGAAGAACACATCAAAAAGAACACGAATACAATGGATTGCCTGTGCCACCTAATATGGCAGATGTAGAAGGTGGTGGTAAGTGGGGTAACAGAGCTGATGATGTATTTACTATTCACAGATATACACAGCATCCTACTGATTGGATGATAAGCGAAGTACACGTAAGAAAAGTTAAAGAAGTAGAAACAGGTGGTAGACCTACTTCAATAGATGCACCTATTAAATTAAGAATGATGCCTAACAATATTGGCTTTACTTATGCAGGTGTAAACTTACTACAAGCAAAAAATATTAAAGGATTGGACTTTTAGTTATCTACTTATTAAAAATTTATTAATATATTTGAACAATGGAAAAAATAACAATAAAAAATCATATTTCTGATCTAAAAACTTCAGCTGCTAAGATGCTAGTTTACAATTCAGATAATAGCGAACTACTTGCTTACTTTAAAGATATTACTTTTAAGTTAGAAATGATAGAGCAATTATTAGATATTGAAGATAATTTAGATTTTGGAGTTATTGAACAAGCTTTTAAAACTATTTTAAAGCAAGATTCCGTTAAATGGATCGTAACAAGGCATAATTTATAGTTTTAAGTTATCGTAATCTTCTTTTAATAGTTCTTTTAGTTTTTCTTTATGCTTTTTTAGTGAGTGAAATATACTTACAAAACTTATACCTGTTTCTTTTGCAAGTCCTCTAATGCTAATATCTGTATCTCTGTAAATAGAAAATAGTTTTTTATCGTACCAGTCCCAGTTGTTAACTTCAGATTCTGCTTTAATTCTAAATT